TGTAAATAATATTTTATTATTGTTTGACCAATTATGTTTACTTGAATTTGTAAACAATAACATTAAATACGTTCTAAGTAACCAATTTGATGGGGACGTTATATCTAATACTTTAGTGGAATTATCTGAAAGTGAGTTAAGTGATGATTTTTTAAATAATACGGGAACTTTTTTTATAAATAATTCAATTGATGGCACTTTTCAAGATAACAATTTTAGTTATCTTGAAAACAATATTGTAACAGGTGACATTTATCGAAACTTATTTATGGCAGGTATTGAAAATAAAACATTTACAGCTACTTCGGGGATGCAGGCAGGTTCACCATCTGTTACGCTTCTTGATGCAGTTGACGGAGATGTTGAACAAATTTTATCAGGAGGAACATTATCTTATGTACAATTCTAAAATTATAAAAACATGAACATAGAAACACAAATAGCAAAAGAAAATACAGGAATGTTGCTTACATTTTGGGGAACAGTTGCTACATTTAAAGAACTATCAAGCAATAAACTATTCTCTAAATACATTATTAAATCAAAAGAAACACCTATTATTCCTGATGGATGGGAACTAGAAAGTTATACTTTTTCAGAAACTAAAAAAGTTAAGGTTAAAAAAGGTGAAGGTATTGATAAGGTGGTTGATAATCTTGGTAATATTTATTATGAAATAACTAATTTAATTTAACTAGAATGAATTTTAATATAAATAAAAACGCTACTTTACCAATATTGAAGCTTGAGCTTATACAGGATGGTCGCAATGATTTCAATAGATTTTATGATGCGGTTCAGAATGCAAATATTTATTTTACCATGACAGATGTTGTCACTGGTGTTAAAAGAATAGCAAAAAAAGAAACTGGGGTCCAATTGGTTGAACCATATAGTGGGTGTGTTGGTGAAGAATATTATATTATTTATCAATTTACATCCAGAGATACTGCCGTTCCTGGAAGATACGTTGGTCAGTTTACAATAGAATTTCTAGATGGTACTGGAACATTAATCGTACCTATTAGAGAAACTTTGTACGTAAATGTGCTTGACCAAGGAATATTAAAATAACTCATTTTCTTGCAAGTATAAGATTATTTTCGTAACTTTGTACATTACAAAGTTAAAAAAATATTTTAGCTTTTCCTTGTCCGCTTCGAAAAACATTTGTACCTTTGTAATAAATTATACAAATGGCTGAAACAAAACAGGTTTTTACGAATGAAAGGATTGAACAATTCCTACAAGGCTCAGACCCACAAAAATATATTGTTGCTGTTGAGGCAGAATATCACGAACCAAAAGTTACTTTGGTCATAAATGACCCTACCTCTGGTAAAAGATTAGAGGAGCATAAATATCAACCTTTTTTATGGTTTAAGCATGATGTAACAGAACTCATGTATGGTGGCAAGCGTATGAAAATACTCGAAGCTTGTCAAAAGTTCGATGTTAAGATTACAAAACTTAGAACATCGAATGATGAGGGACATACGCCAGCCAGAATGGAAAATGGTTACAAATACATAGCTAAATGTAAAGGCTCCTACAACACACTTATTAATTTCTTTAACGAAGGTGGTGTTGACGTATTTAAAGCGCACTCAAAGTTATTTGTTTTATTTAGTCCAATCGAACAGTTTCTTATACAAACAGGGAAACGTTTATTTAAAGGAATGGAAGACTATGATAACGTTCATAGGTTTCAGTTTGACTTGGAGACTGAAGGGTTATCAGCATCAAAGCATGGTATATTCCAAATAGGTTTTAGAAACAATAGAGGAATAGAACATGTTCTTGAAGTTACTGGCAATACACTTCAAGAAAAAAGAGATTCTGAAAGGGAAAATATAGAAAAGTTTTTTAAAATTATTGACGCTATTCAACCAGATATCATTGCTGGTTATAACTCTGAAAACTTTGACTGGCCTTATCTTTTTGAAAGAGCTGAAAGATTAGGTATGAATATTCGTGATTTGGCCATTACCCTTAATAGGATTCATAAGATAAAAAGAAAATCAGCAACATTAAAGTTAGGTGGTGAAACAGAAGCCTATAACCAAACCAACATGTACGGTTATAACATAATAGACATATCTCATGCCGTAAGGAGAGCGATGGCTATTAACTCTGAGATAAAAAGTTGGGGGTTGAAGTACATCACACAATACTCTGGAATCGCAAAACCTAACAGGGTTTACGTTCAAGGCGATAAAATCAATTCAACTTGGGCTGACAAAGTAAATAATTACGCATTTAATGACACCAACGGTGATTGGTGTAAGATTTCTGAAAAAACGCCACTAAAAGAAGGTTATAAGATTGTAACTGGAAAATATATTGTTGAAAGGTATCTATGTGATGACTTGTGGGAAACTGAACAAATAGATAATCTCTACAACCAAGCATCTTTCCTTATCGCAAAAATGTTACCAACAACGTTTATGCGTTCTTCAACCATGGGTACGGCAGGTCAATGGAAACTAATTATGTCTGCATGGTCTTACGAAAATGGTTTGGCAATACCAGAGACACAAACAAAGCGTGATTTTACTGGTGGTCTTTCAAGGCTATTAGAAGTTGGTTACGCAAAGAACGTTGTTAAGTTAGACTTTGCTGCACTTTATCCAAAGACACAATTGACTTGGAGTATCTTTCCAGATTTGGATATATCTGGTGTTATGAGAGGTATTTTAACATATGTTGTAGATACTCGTGACCATTTTAAATTCCTTACTGGTATTGAAAAAGGTAAAGCCAAAAAACTTCAGAAAAAATTGGATGAGAATAAAGCCAACATGACCGCTGAAGAAATAGCTTCACTAAAAGCTGAAATTGCAGAACATAAAAGGTTATCAACCCTGTACGATAAAAAACAGTTGCCGCTTAAGATTCTTGCAAACTCATGGTTTGGTTCATATGGTGCACCTTATATCTTTAACTGGGGTGATACGGATTCTGCTGAAGAAACCACTTGTCGTGGTCGTCAATCTCTTCGTTTGATGGTTAGACACTTTACAGAAAAACATGGATTCAAACCACTAGTGGGTGATTCAGTAACATATGATACACCAGTATATATTAGATATAAATCACAAAAAAATTACATTGATGTCTTACCAATATGTGATTTATTTAATGAAAATTCAAAATTTTTAGATATCGAAAAATATAGGGATTTTGAAGAAAAACCATTTGAAGTTTTGACTCGAAATGGTTGGAAAGAAATAAAATACGTTTATAGACATGGCACAGATAAAAAAATACACAGAATAATTACCAAAGATAGGTTGGTTAATGTTACGGAAGACCATTCATTATTTCAAAATGGCAAAGAAGTTAAACCTTCTGAACTTAAAAGATTTGATGTTATTGACACATATGAAATACCTATGAATAATGTTCAAACAGCTTTAAATTGTGACCAAGCTTTTTTATATGGTTTTTTCTTAGGTGACGGTTCAGCTACATGTTCTAGTAGAAAACAAAAATATAAATCTAAGAAAACTGGTGAAATCCATATAAATAAAGGGAAAAGAAGTGATTGGAAAATATCTAATACAAGAATTGATTTTTTAAAAAAATTACAAACAATACTTAAAAATGAATTTTCCATTAATGGGGTGATTAAAGACCACATTAAATCTAGTGGTGTATATAATCTAGTTGTACATAATGTTGATTTTTCTAAAAATTTTTGTGAACATTTTTATACGTCATATAGAGAAAAAAAAATACCATACATAATATTAAATGCAACTGAAGATATTAAAAAAGCGTTTATTGAAGGGGTTTTTGCATCTGATGGATATGGAGATTCTATTGACACATGTTCGGATATTGGTATGAAATCACAAATTGCTATGGCTGGAATTTCTTTGCTTTTAAAAGAATTGGGTATTGATTATAAAGTTGTGACTCGTAAAGATAAACAAAAATTTATTAATTTTAAGTTAAAAAACCATAATCGTAATAACTCTTCTTTTACCAATAAAACAAAAATGAAAACCGATGAAGTTTGGAAAAACGAAACCATAACAAATAATGACGTTAACAAATATGTTTATGATATTTCCACAGAAGATGGGACTTTTGTATGTGGTATAGGTGGTGTTATTGCTCATAATACAGATGGTTTCAACTTTGCTTTTCCTGATAACATAGATGAAATAAAATATGTTGCAAATGGAAGTCATTGGAAAACAAAAGATGATGCTGGCAAAGAATTGGTTGGGTTGGATGCTGTATTGGCCGAATTTAATGAAAATTATATGGAAGGTCGTATGGGTCTGGATATTGATGATGTTTGCAACGCTACAATCAACTTTGCTAGAAAGAACTACGCAAATGACATTGATGGAAAAATAAAATTGGTTGGTAACTCAATCAAATCCAAAAAAATGTCAGTGTATATTGAAGACTTTTTAAGTAAGGCGATTCGTATGTTGCTAGATGGTGATGGTTATTCATTTATAAATTACTATTACCAATACGTTGATAAAATTTATAACTATCAGATTCCTTTGGTTAAGATGGCAACCAAAGCAAAGGTAAAATCTACAATGGCCGAATATAGGAAAAAGGCTACAATGAAAAATAAAGCTGGTAATCCAATGCCAAAACAAGCGCACATGGAACTTGCTTTAAAGGCTGCAATGGATGTTACTTTGGGTGATGTGTTATATTACATAAACACAGGGAATTCAAAGACACAAGGTGATTTAAAGACAATAAACAGGTCTAAGCTAACCAAAAAGCAAATGGAAAAGTACATTGCTGAACATGGTAGTGCGCCAACATCTGAAATTACCGTCCAATTAAATTGTAAGTTAATTGACCCAGAAATTGTTGACCGTGATTTTGAATTGATTAAAGAAGTTGAAATGCTTAATAAAGCTTTGACTCAACTTGAAGAAGACCCAGAATCACAAGAAAGTATTCAAGCACGTATTGATGAAATAAACTCTCTTTTATTCACTGATGAGTACAATGTAGAAAAGTATTTGGAGTCTTTTAACAAAAAAGTAAAACCACTTTTAGTTTGTTTCAACCCTGATATACGTGATAGAATTCTTTTAAACATTGTAAAACATAAAGATAAAACCACCAAAGTAGTCACTGAAAAACTACAAGAAAGATTAATCTTTACAAAGGGTGAATGTGGGTTGATTTCAGGTATTCCATTTAAAGAAGCTGACCAAGATTCTTATAAAGAACTTATGACAATGGAAGACAAAGAAATAAAATTCTGGGATAAGGTTAATAAACTACCTAACTACATGTCTGTTGAAGAATGGGAATCAATAAGAAAAGATTATCATAACAGACTGGCAATTGCAAAAGCTGAAGGTATTCAACACGAAAAAGATACTCTAGAGAATATCTTCAAAAAGTTAGAAGTTGCTGATTTAAACAAAGTAATAACAAAAGGTGTGTTGCCAATAGAAGTATTTGCTATATGTGATTTGTTAGGTGATGGTTCTGGAAACCTAGCATCCAGAAAATGGGGTGAGGTATTGTGTCACGTTGATGATATTTTTAAATACGAAAAAAAAGCTGTTGAAAGAAACAAATTTTATAAGCTTACTGGTTGTGAAAATGAAGAACAACGTTATGAATTATGGTTAGAATACATTATCGAGCAAAGATTTCTTAGCGGTGAAACTGAATCAATTGTTATAGATGAAGTCGAATCTAAAAAAGATAATGTTGTTGATAAAATAGCTGAATATGCTTTAGAGATTAAATCGGTTGTTCAATCTAATGAATCGAATAAAAAATCGAAAGATTCTGAAGATGATGAAGAAGATTCTGATAATGAAGACGAGAACTCTGAAACAGGTAGAGATGATGAGGAACTTAAATTAGATGATGAGTTTGATGATACCTTTGGCGATGCTCCAGATGATTATGTTTTTGAGCAACCAAAAGAAGCAAATGTTGTAGATGATGATGGGTGGCCATTCTAAACAATAAAGGGGACAAATGTCCCCTTTTTTATTAATAAACCCAAAATCCTAGTGGGTGGTGTTTTAAATTTCTATTTAAATACTCGGCTTCATTAGCACTACGTTCTAATTGAGATGTTGTAGACAAACGTTTTAGTCTTTCGTCTAACCTTTCTAGAACTAATTTTCTTTCTTCGTTACCTTCACTTAAAAGACTATCATAATCCATGGTTCTTTCAGCTTCTGGCGGTCCTACGATACCTCCAAATTTACCTCTAACTCTACCTAAAGCTCTTTTACCTTCGGCAATAAATAATTGACGAACTAATGTTTTTGTTGGTTCATTAAAATCAGAGTAATCCAATTTAGATAAAGGAATTTGGTTAGGATATTTTATGATATCTGGGTTATCTTTTAAGCATTGGTCAAGATTTTCTGGCTTTGTGTCATAATAGAAATACCAAACTTGACAACCAGTTAAGTTGATTGTACTACCAGCACCGCCAATTGCTTGACCGAAGGAAAATCTAGAACCTGGAGTGCTCAACAAATGCAATAATTTTGTACCATTTGGCCCAGCTGTTACCTTATAAACCAATTCACTTCTTATGATTCTGTTTTTAAGGTTCATGTCAGCGGCTGTTAACAATATGTCAAACGCTGGCGCTATATAATAACCCATACGAGCAAATCCTGGTCCACCAGTACCAGTTCCACCACCAGTTTGTGCAAAACCTCCACCAAATCCATAATCTATGGCTCCGTAGTTTGCCAATAAAGCTTGGCTTGTAGGTGGTGGTGTAATCCAAAGCACTTCGTTTACCTCACGACCAGCTGGGATTTGATAAACTTGTCTTCCAGCTTCTAGTTCTACATAGTCCTTTTTAAGTTCCCATGGGCCATTGCTTTGAAGACCTACTTGTTTTGAATAAGCATATGTTGATTGCTGTACATAATCCAATGACCTTACGCTAAGCGCAAATGCCATATCTGTAGTTGTAACATTTTGACCAAGAAGTGATTGCCATTGATGTTCTATCAGCCATTCTTGTACATATTGTGCATAATCTTCTATAGAAATTTCAAGCAGCGTACAAAGTTGGTCATCGGTAAGTTCTATTTGACGAATAGGCGCACCAAGTGAATGTCTAAATTGTCTAAATAGTTTTTCTTTATCTTCTGTGTTTACTGGCATAGTTTATCTTTTCTTATAAATATTAGATAAACATGAATTAAGCTAAAAATCTCTTTGTTAACTCAGCAGCTTCTCTAATACTTTGAAAAGATATATTAGGGACCAATAATTGATTGTTGACTCTAACAATAGGAACTTCTTCAGATTGCGTTATTTCGTGAATTTTATTATATTCTTCTTCGTTTTCTGGTAAATTAACATTTACATCAGTAAACTCAACGCCTTCAGCTGAAAGGATTTCTTTAAGTTCTGTGCAATAAGGGCATTCTGGTATGCTATAAATTATTATCATAATTAGTTAATTGTTTAAATTTTTATATACTCTAACTACTTTTTTATTTTTAACTTCATAAACCATATTTGTTTCATATTTTTCATCAAATATATTTGGTGAAAAGTGTAAACCATCTTCCCACGATTCTGGATTTATTAGTTCATATGTAATTGGGTTCATCATTGGTAATGGATTTTTAAGTTCACCAAATGGTACTGGTATTGGTTTATGAAAAATAAATGGCAATATATTTTCGTTTTCACATCCTTTAAAAATATCTTCAATTTTAATTATTTTATTACCAAATAAAATTTTATCACCAACGAATTCGTATTTAAAGTTAAGGTAATTTTCAAACCAATCTAAAAAATTAACAATATCTTGGTATGAATATTCACTTTCAATATCCATAAATATTTTATAGTCTAAAAACATTCCAATAGGATAGTAAATCCAATCATCTGGATTTCTACTATCAACTTCATCCACTAATTCCCTACAAAAAGATAAATCATTAAAATGGTGTTTATATATATGAGGCTCATACCCACCAGTTTTAGTTTTATATGGTAAATTTAAACTCTTAATAAAATAAGGTTTTTTTTCATATGTTACATTAGATTCAATTAATGAAGTGCGTAATTTTAATTTAAGTTTTTCTAATTTTTTATCATAATTAGTATCAGTTTTCTCCACAAAACCTTTATTTTTAAATTCTTCAATTTCTTCACTTAAACAATCTTCAACCCATTTTAAATCAATATCAAGTATCTCAGTTTCAAATTCATCATTGTTATTTATTTTAGACTCTCCACGTTTAGCAAATGGTATTAAACCATTTTCTGGTATTTTAAATCTTCTAGTTTCCATAATTTATTTTTTAAAACATTTAATTAGTTTAATACTTGGTAACGACCAAATATCAATTATTTTATAATTCGAACCATCAGTATTTGTTAGTATAATATTATTCGCTTCAATTCTGATGTTGGTTTTAATTACAACTCCAATATTATTTCCATCTCCTCTTATAAGAAAAAATGGTTCAAAATCTTTACTAATATCAGATTTGTATCTTTTATAGTTATAAACATCATGTTCACCTATGATATGAAAATCTTCAAAATTATCAAATATTGTACAAATTTCCCCAGACGTAATTATAACATCTAATTTAAATTCTTTCATGTAATATCTAATAAAACTATTTAAAGTTTTATTGTGTTCGAGTTGAGTGATGTCATTATTTGGTTTTTTATAATCCCAAACATAATCTTTTACTTCATCAACTATTTTTTCATATTTCTTAAATATTTTATATTCAAGTCTTTTTAATAAGTTTTCCATAGTTTATTATTTTAATAATGAATTATCTAATTTTATATCTAAACCAAATAAGCCTTTATCAATAGTTTCACGTATTGATAATGTTGGTTCATCTTTCATAATGTTTAAACAAACAAGTAATAATTCATTTGTTTTATCAGTTTTATTTGTAAATCTAATTACGTAATCAATATATTTTAAATCATCAAAATGTTTCATAATTTGTTTATTAATTCTTCTGTTATTATTTCTATTATTTCTTCATCTGTAAGTTTTTTATCACCTATAATCGTTGAAATGATATCTTTTTTATTGTTAAGCATACCCCACATTTTTGTTGATATAGTATCCTCAAATAACTGGTAGTATACATTTACATCATTTTTTTGCCCCAATCTATGGCTTCTATCTTCCGCTTGTTCGTTGTGTCCTGGAACCCATGAAAAAGAATTAAAAACAACAACTGTTGCTTCTGTTAATGTAATAGCCACACCAGCAGACTTTATGTTACCTATAAATACTTTTACTTTTGAATTACTTTGAAACGCATCTACTGAGCGTTGTTTTTGTTTTGCTGACATCAAACCATTATGAGTCACACATAATTTTCCAAAATGACTTTCAAGCGTTTTAAGTTCTTCAGTAAAGTTGGTAAATATAATAACTTTTTTACCAAGTTCAATAGCGTTTTCAACGATTTCAATAGTATATGGTATTGCCGATTCTGCTATAAACTGACGTAAAAGAACTAATTCTACGAGGTCTCTTTGAAGATTTCCAACCTTTTTACCCTCTATAACCCTTCTTTCAAGATATTCTTCCCATAACGCTTCATATTCTTTCCATTCTTTTGATGATAATCTATAATGCATTGGTGTTATAATCTTATCTGGCATATCTAAAGCTTCAGATTTAAGTTTTCTAAACAATATATTTTTGGTTTTTGATGCTAACTCATCTAAATTACTAGCTCCATCTGTTAACCATATTTGCTTTTTCTGACCATTTTTAAGGGTTCTATACATTTTTCTAGCATCACAATATCTAACAGCATAATGTTTCCAATTATCAGCCAAAGGAGATTTAATAATTTTAAGTAGGTTAAATAAGTCCATTGGTCTGTTTTCTACTGGAGTTCCAGTTAATAACCAAACTTTATGAACACCGTGTTTAACTGATAATTCGGTCATTATTTTACCACGAATACTATCATTATTTTTTAAATAATGAGCTTCGTCAATAATTATCAAATCAAATTTAGCATTAACAAGTTCTCTATTTATTATTTCTTCTGAGTCATCAGATTTTTTACTTCTAGGTTCAATAAGAGTATGGAAATTCTTAAGAATATCGTAGTTTATTATTGTAAATTTGGCTTCATTCCATCTCCTACCATCAACTATTGTTGTTTGATTACAGAATACGTTTATTTCTCTTTGCCAATTTATTTTAGCTGACGATGGACAAACAACTAATATTTTTTTAGCTCCGCTTTCCAAAGCAGAAATTATTGATATTACACTTTTACCTAATCCCATATCAAACGCCAATATACAACCATTACGAGATAATAAATATTTAATACCTTCTTCTTGATGCTTGTATAATTTCTTACCTTCTTTGGCCAAAACTTCGTTATATTTGGTGAAATCAACATTAACTTCTATTGGTTCAAAGTATGGGTCGTCAGTTACTTGTGTTTTTGGTAACCAATACATTTTTGATTCTTTCTGGTTTTGTTTAAGCTTGCCATATACATGAAATGATTTATCCGTCTCAGCCAAAATGAATTCAATAAGTATTTTTTCTGGTGCAAATGACAAATCATCCAATTTTTTTAGCTCTTCACCAAAATATTTTGTAATACCGATAACTCTATTTATGTATAAAGGTTGACGTTCATGGTTCTCTATGATATATTTTGATTGGGTCTCCGTTAAAGAAATTTTTTTGTTTTTTAGATATTCGTTTCTTAGTTTTAACAAATAGGGGTTGATGCCACTGTATTTTTCTAACAGTGATAGCGCTGAATGTCCTTTTATATCATCTAAATTAATCAAAATTTGTTTTATTTTTAATTCTTGGTCATTATATCTAAATATAATAATTTTTATTTAAGAAATCAAGGATAAATTAACGATTAATCAAAAAGGAAAGTATTTATATAGAAAAACATGGACAACAATAAAGTAACACCTATCACGAGAATTAACAAGTTTTTTTCAGAAGAAGACTACCAGTTAGAAATCAGTATGGGTCGTGAATCTATCGAAGGTGATGGAAACTTCACACTTATTCTTTATAAGGTTGATAGACAAATGACTGAATATGATGGTCTTTATGGCGAAGCTACAAAGGATGGTATTAGATTTTACCCACCTGTAGAGCTTAAAGTGGTACCTATTTTGGATAAACCAGACAATCAAACTTACAACAATAATGGTAGTCTTAGGTATATTCAAGATGGAAATTTTACGTTTGGTATTTATTCTTCACAACTGGTAGAATTGAAGACATCTATTAGTTATGGTGATTATATTGGTTACCCAGTTACTGAAACCGAAATAAGATACTTTAGCGTTGTTAATGATGGAATAAAAAATTATGACAATGAACACACTATTATGGGATACAAAGGTGCTTTTAGAACAATTGTTTGTGCGCCAGTTGACGCAAGTGAATTTTCTGCTAGATAACATATATTAATAAGTATGGAAACAATTTATATATATACATTATCTGATAAATTAGGTGTTAGATATGTTGGCCAAACAAAAAACCCCAAAAGAAGATATTATAGACATATTTTTGATGGTAAAAATAATGGTGGTAAAAATAAACGCTGTTCATGGATTAAATCATTATTAAATAAAAATGAAAAACCAATAATGAATATAATAGATGAAGTAAATAAAAATGAGTGGGTGTTTTGGGAACAATATTGGATATCTCAATTTAGAGTATGGGGTTTTAAACTTGTTAACAACTCCGATGGCGGGGAAGGTTCATATGGTAGAAAAGTAAGTGATGAGACAAAAAATAAAATGTCTTTAGCTAAAAAAGGTAAAACACCAAAAAACATTAATTTATTTAAAAAATCTACTATTAAAGATATTATTATTCAGTATGATTTAGATGGAAATAAACTAAATGAATATGAATCAGCTAATTATATTAAAGAAAATTTAGGTATTAAAAATATTAATAGCGTTATTAATAAAAAAAGAAATAGTGCTGGTGGTTATATTTGGAGATATAAAAATGATTGTTTAACTAAAGAAGAAATATTAAAAATAAAAAATAAACATTTAAAACAAACTCCTAAAATAATTCAACAACTTTCGAAATTAGAAGAATTAATTTGTGAATGGAAATCAGTAAATGATGTTAAAAAAATATATCCACATATTAATGCTGTTTTAAGTGGTAAAAGGAAAACAGCTGGTGGGTATTTATGGAAATATAAAGAAATGTAATAAACATATTTATTAAATAAAAATTATCATGGCTGTACCAAAAGGCTTTAGAACTAACATAAACATCCTTAACCAAAAAATAGGTCCAGAAAGGAGACAAGAAATATTGGATGGAATCGCCAATCAAGGCACCTTTTTACCTAGAGGTGTCTCTGAAGAGGATATGGACCAAGCTTTTGTTGAGTTTTTAAAGGATGATGAGCGTGTAATGATTACAATTGATGGGGAGAAGGTTCCTGTAATATTTTTAACAATTCAAAGGTGGACAGAATTTACAAAAACTTGGAAGTTTACTGACGAGTATAAAAATATTGAAATGCCTTTTATTACGGTTGTAAGAAGACCAGATATACAACAAGGTCAGAATCAAGCTGGTTTGTGGAACATTCCAGGAAATAGAACCTATACTTATATGAAAATACCTACATGGGATGGAATAAGGCATGGTATTGATTTATATAAGGTTCCACAACCAACACCTGTAGATATAACTTATGAAGTTAGGATTTTCACAAATAGAATGAAAGACTTGAATAAATTCAATGGACTTGTTCAAAGAGCTTTTCAATCTAGACAATGTTATATAAATGTAAAAGGTCATCCAATGCCACTTCACTTAGAGGGTATTGGTGACGAGAGTAATATTGAGAATTTTGAAAACAGACGTTTTTACATTCAAATGTTTGAAATGAAGATGTTAGGGTATTTGTTGGATGAAAATGATTATGAAGTTATACCAACTATAAACAGAACGGTTATGACTTTGGAAATTGAAGAAAGCAAAATTTTTAATGATGTTGTTTTTGAACCTAAATTGGTTAATAACGATGTAACATTTAATTTTGTTTATAAAGCTAGGGCTAATAATCAATTTACGTTTACAGCACAATATAACGCAACTTTTAGTCAGCTAGTTAACATAGAGAATTTAACTAGGATTGTTATAACTGTTAACAACATGGTGGTATTTGATGGTACCATATTAGTTGCACCATTGGTTTTTAATGCAAATGACATTGTTAGCGTAAGAGTATATAAAGACTTCCTTAAAATAGGTAAGTTTACATTAATCGGTAATACATTCTAATGAGCACCCCAGAAAAAGGATATAATATAAATCAAACTTTCATTATTGAAACAAATGAAGGTGATAGCATATTAAGCGCATGTACGGCCTTATTTACAACAAATATATATGCATGTACTGGTAATACTGAAATTTTATTGGGTTCTAACTCAATAAACATGGTTGGTGACGTTTTTGTTAGTGGTGATTTAAGTGCAACAACTGTATCAGCAACAACATATTATGGTGACGGAAGTAATTTAACTGGTATATCAACACAAGATACTTTTGTTACGGGTGGAACATATTCAAATGGCACAGCAGTGTTTACAAACAATACTGGTGGTACATTTAATGTAAGCGGTTTTTATACTGGTGCAACAGATGTGTTTGTTACGGGTGGTACATATTTGACATCAGCATCTACATTAACTTTTACAAACAATACTGGTGGTACATTTAGTATAACTGGTATAACAACAAGCAGTGCGTTTACTGGTGGGACTGTAACTGGGGCGACTAGTTTTAGTGGTGGTTTGACCGCTACTACTATCAGTGCTACAACATATGAAAACCTTCCTTTAGATGTTACAGTTACTGGTGGCTCATATTCAAATGGTACAGCAGTGTTTACAAACAATACTGGTGGTACATTTAATGTAAGTGGTTTTTATACTGGTGCAACAGATGTTTTTGTTACTGGAGCAACTTATGACAATGCAAACACATTTACTTTTACAAACAATACTGGTGGTACTTTTAATGTGTTATTTAATACTGTTACTGGTTTAACAGTTAACGGTGATATATCTGTAAATTCTTTATCTGCAAGCACAATATTTTCTGGTGGAACACAATTAAACACAATTATAAATAATATTGCAAGTCAATATTCTGGTAATACCTTCGTTACAGGTGGAACTTTCAATCAATCAACAAGAAATTTAACTCTAAACAGAAATGACAATGTTAATATTATTGTAACAGGTATAACAGATTTTTATACAACAGGTGCAACACTATCTGGTGCTACTGCAATATTTACAAGAAATGATGGAAATAATTATACTTTAAATCTAAGTTCGTTAACTGGTAGTACTTCACAAATTACAGGCACAACTGGAAGCGTTGCGTTTTTTGGTACTGGTAATACTATAACGCAAGACAATACAAATTTCTTCTGGGATAATACAAATAAGAGATTAGGGTTAAGAACCAATGCTCCGAATTCAACATTACAGATTAATGGTTCAGGTACAACCTCATCATCTTTCGGTTTACAAGTGCATAACGCAACAGGAAATAATAATGCGTTGGTTGTTAGAGATGATGGGTTAGTTGCAGTAAGACCAAATATCGCATTAATACCACCTACAAACTTTCATGTTGGAGGCACAGGTGATATTGCTGCATTTGGTTCATCTTCTTCAATAGATAGGGGTGTGGTTATAAATGTCAACTCTTCAGGTCAAGGTTTAATAACTGCCTTTGCCTATACCCCAACTGACCCATCTGCAACAGTAATAAGTGCGGGGGCTAATTTTGGGTTAAATGGAAGTGCTTTGAATTTCTTTGGAATAGGTTTAGCAAGTGCAGTATCATCGAGGTTTGATATGTGGTTTCAAACTGGGAATGTTAATGGTGGAGGATATAGATTTTATACTGGTGGTATTAACGAAAGATTAAGAATAGTTGGCGCTACTGGTAATGTTTTAATTGGAACAACAACAGATGCAAGTTCAAGATTAAGAATTTTAGGTTCAAATACTGGAACAGGAGGAACAAGTACCTTTGGTTTACAAGTGCATGATAGTACAGGAACTAACAATGCTTTAGTAGTTAGAGATGATGGTAGAGTAGGAATAGGTATAGCTGCACCAACACAATTAGTTCATATATCAAGAAGTGATGCAGCAACAAGAACACAGTTATTAATTGATAATACTGCCAATACAGGTACTAATAATTTAGGTGCAGGTATAAGATTAGTTGCAGGTTCTGGCTTACTTGAAACAATTGGTGAAATATATTCAAATCCTACCAATGGTGGTGATACTAATGCAAGAACTTTAAATATTACCTCTAATAGAGGTATAAATTATATAGCGAACGCTGCATTTCCAAGCTTGTCAGAAGTAAGACATAGATTTGTAGGAACAGAAGCAGGTATGATTCTTTATGAACGTGCAAGCGGTAATAGAACAGAAGCGTTAATATACAATCTAAATGGTAGTTCAAACGCTCAATATACTATGTGGGCGGGTATAAGTTTCTATGGCTGGATAAGAGCAAGCACGGCTGGCAATATAAGTATCGGACATGGAACTACTACTGGCACAGAAATAATGCGTTTAGTTTCTGCTACTAATAATGTATTGATAGGGACTGTAACTGGGGCGACTAGTTCTATTTTAACTTTAGAAAGCACTACAAAAGGTTTCTTACCACCACGTAATGCAAATCCATCTGTAAATATTACAAGCCCAGCAACAGGATTAGTATGTTACAACACAACGACAAATAAATTACAAGTATATAATGGTACAAGTTGGATTGATTTACATTAAAAAAATTTCATAGTATTTATATAAAAACAAAAATATGGCACTATTAATTAACAAACAAAATCTAAAAAAATCAGATGGAACAGATTTACCATCTACTAACGTATTGGTGAAATTTATATTTCAATCTCAATTTGAAGGATTTGACCAGAAGTTCTTTTTAAATTATTACGTATCGCCAGAACTAAAAAATGAGGGGTATACACCTATCACAATTAAGTATCCTGTTGAGCAAACAGATGAAAATGGCAATGTAGTAGTAACATATAATAATCTACTAAATGAATTTGTCAAAGAATTAGACCAACAAATTATTGCACAATATGAAGCAATAGTTGATGCTATATTTCCGCAAGGCACAACATCATTGAAAACAATATTTTCTTATCATCTTTTTATAAAAGAAAAGCTAGAGGAAATATTGGGCGCAAATACAGTAGATATTAGATTAGATATTCAATAATTTTATTTTTCAATATAAATTATAAATTAAATAAAAAAATAAAAACTATATGGAACAACAAACATTAACAACTTCTCAAAAATTAGAAGCGATTTATTTAGTTAGCAGAACTGCAAAATTAACTTATGAAGAACATGCAATATTGCAACAATATTTTGAGGAAGTTAAAAAAGAATTAAAAAATTCTGAAGAAAAATAATTAATTATTATAAAAGATTAAAAAATGCTTCTACGGTAGATACAACGGGAGCGCAAATTGCTGGATTTATAATTTAATAATATATATTTAAAATGGAACAAAATATAACAATAGCAATTATACTAATAATAGTATCAGGAATATCAAAAGCAATACAAGATAAGGTTTTATTTCATTGGGACAAATCTGTATTTTCAAAAATAAAGAATCCAAAAGTTGTACAATGGTTTAATCCTGAAACTTCTTGGAAAAATAAATATGAATGGTTTCCAAATAATAAAGTATTAACATGGTTAATAAGTAATCCTTTAGTATCAATAACTGATGCGTGGCATTTGTTTGGTTTACTAAAAAACTTTCTACTATTAACAACAGGGATTATTTTACCTCTTTATTGGTGGTCATTTTTATATTATTTTTTATTTGTATTAACATTTCATTTATTTTTTACTTATATTTTTTCAATCCCCATAAAAAATAAATTAAAATAATCAAGATTAATGGTTGAAATATTAAGTTCAAATTTCCTTAGTGTGATTGCAAGTTCAAGTGACCTTGTAGTTATAAGACTTAATAACGTATCTACAACTCAGACAACTACTTCACAAATGGTAAGTTATAACATATAAAAAATAATTAATTTTCACCGTATAAATCTTTTTTGGGTGAACAAGCATCTTTAATTAATTTTTCGACATATGAGAACATCTTAAGCCCATTTTGTTCACAATATTTTTTAAGTAACTCATGCGTTTTTGATGTTATTTTAATGTTTTTGTCCCTTTTCATCTATGATTTTTATCTGCAATTTTCTTTTATTATTGTTTCAACAAAATCAAAAATTTTTTTCACAGTGTTTTTTTAGCATTTGGTGTGACTATTAGGGTCATCGCTTTTACCAATATATTTAACTTTTGTTCCGTCCATCAATGCATAAATGTACGTTACTTTACATTTAAAATCTCTCATAAAACAAAAATAATACGTTTTATGTGTTTGTAAAGCCTTAGTATGACAAAAGTATGAAAAAAAACATACTAAAAGAAATATATCTTTTGAGATGGTACTCTTTTTGAAAAAAACCTAATATTTATTATAAACAAAACGATAAAGTAAATAATAAAATTAAAAAGAAAACAATATGGCAACACAAGTATTCGTAAGTCCAGGTGTTTATACATCAGAAAGAGACCTAACCTTCATCACACGTCAAGTTGGTGTAACAACGTTAGGTTTGGTTGGTGAAACAACAATAGGGCCTGCTTTCCAACCAATTTTCATCAGTAACTATGGTGAATTTCAATCTTTCTTCGGTGGATTAAATGCTACCAAGGTAAAAGACACTGGAGCTCCATTATATGAACTACCTTATATCGCTAAATCATATTTATCACAATCAAACCAATTATTTGTTACAAGAGTATTAGGTTTTTCTGGTTACGATGCTGGTTTAGCTTGGGGTATAACTCTTGATGGTGCTCTTGACCAAGCAACTTCTGGTACTACTGGTGGTGGTTCATCTTATTCACCACTTATTAGGTTCTCAGCAACATCTACTGGAACCATAACCAACTTGGTGTCTGCCGACCCATTGGTACAGACTTTGATTAACCAAGGTCTTTTGACATCTAATTTATCATTTTTAGGAACAGCTGGTACTGGTACTACTTCAAATATAGGTGTTACTTTTACAAAAATAGGTTCTACATTTACTGGTTCATCAATTAGTCTTTATGTTAATGCTACAAGTTACACTGGTGTTGGTATGACAACTTCTGTTACTGGTACAACAACTGGTGTTACAGTTTACTATTCTGGTAGTGCTTATTCTGATGTAGAAAATCAACTAGTTGCTTTGTTACGTTCTAGAGCATCTATAAACGTATCAACTCAAGTTCCTTCTTTCGAGATTACTGGAGCAACTGGTGTTTTGTTTGACCCAGCATTTTCTGCTGCAACAACCAACCCACTTGGCGTATTTTCTTTGAGTGGTGATTCAACAACTCAAGGTTTATTTGGTTACCAAGTATCTTTGGATAGAACACAAACAAATTATCTACCAAGAGTATTGGGCAGAACGGCTCAAGATGGTAATACCGCTCTTTACGTTGAAGAATTTTTCTCTAATATGTTCAAAACACTTAATGCTGATGGTAAGATTAGAGGTGTTAAACAAAGTGTTACGAACTATAGCAATACATTCAATGATTATTTGCGTGAATTCAGCCCAGCTGTTACACCATATGTTGTATCAGAGATTCGTGGTAATAAAGTATTAAGATTGTTCAGATTCTGGACTATTTCTGATGGTAACGCAGCAAACGAACAATTTAAAATTTCTATCACAAACATTAAACCAGATACAAAAGAGTTTGATGTTAGAATCAGAGGTTTCTATGATACTGATGCTTCACCTGTAATTCTTGAGACATTTACTCGTTGTACAATGGACCCAACTTCAGCAAACTATATCGCTAGAAGAATTGGTTCTTTGGATGGTGAATATGTGTCTAGGTCTTCATATGTTCTTGTAGAACTTGATGACACTTCAGATACTAGCGATGCATTCCCAGCTGGTTTCATTGGTTTCCCTATTCGTAATTACCAATCAAACGGCAATACAAGCATTGTTAACCCAGATATCATGTATAAGACAGCTTATAGTGCGTTTGAAAACAAACGTAAAGTCTACTTAGGTTTGTCAGAAACTGTAGGTATTGATGCTGACTTCTTTGATTACAAAGGTGTTCCAACAACATCTAGCCCAGACATGTGGACTGGTTTAACAAATGGTTTCCACATGGATATTGATGCTACTGCTGTTACAATTGATAATGTTTTCGTTGTCATAAACGCTACTGGTGGTACTTACAGCCCTGTGTTCTTGTTTGATACTGGTGATGCTGAGTTTAGAACTGAAGCTGGTTTAGCTGGTGGTCCTTATGAAAAAATATTTGCACGTAAATTTACTATGGCTCCTTATGGTGGTTTCGATGGATGGGATGTTTACAGAACAAGAAGAAGCAATGGTGATGGATTTACAATCAATGGACTTTATGGCGCTGCTGGTTTAACTAGTGGTGCATTCCAAAACAGAACACTTACAAATGGTGATTTGGGTATCAACTCTGATTACTATGCTTATCTTGAAGGTATCTGGACATTCAGAAACCCAGAAGCTGTAAACGTAAACGTATTCGCAACACCAGGTATTGATGCATTCGATAACACAAATTTGGTTGAAGAAACAATCGAAATGATTGAAACAGAAAGAGCTGACTCATTGTATATCTTAACAACACCAGATTACTACGATGGTTCTATATTGACTGCTGACGAAGTTGTTGATAACATGGATGGATTATACGATAGCAACTATTCTTGTACATACTGGCCATGGGTTCAAATCAATGACGCTGAAAACAATGTGTTGATGTGGGTTCCACCTACAAGAGACGTTGTAAGAAACATCGCTTTGACTGACAACATTGCATTCCCTTGGTTCGCAGTTGCTGGTATTCAAAGAGGTGATGTTGACGCAATCCAAGCTCGTAAAAAACTTACATTGTCTGAAAGAGATACTCTTTATGAGAACAGAATTAACCCAATCGCTACTTTCACTTCTGATGGTATCAAAATTTGGGGTAACAAAACTCTTCAAGTTAAAGAAACTGCTCTTAACAGAATCAACGTTAGAAGATTGTTGTTGCAAGCTAGAAAACTTATCTCTGCTGTTTCTATCAGACTTCTATTCGAACAAAATGATTCGGTTGTAAGAAACCAATTCTTGTCACTTGTTAACCCAATATTGGATAACATTAGAGCTGAAAGAGGTTTGACTGACTTCCGTGTGGTTCTATCAAATGACCCAGAGGATATCGACAGAAATCAATTGACTGGTCAAATCTTCTTAAAACCAACAAGAAGTCTTGAGTTCATTCAAATTGAGTTCGTAATCATGAACACTGGTGCATCATTCGATAACATATAATAATTAAACTCAAAACATAAAAACCCCTAATTTAGGGGTTTTTTTTTGTTTTAAGCTGATATTTATAATAAAAAAAATCATGTCAAAGAAATTAATCTTAACTGAACAACAACATGCTGTTATTGTTAGTCAAATTCTTAAAGAAACATTAGATAAAATAAATAACATTGAGTCTAATGGTAATGTAAATGAAGGTTTGATGGATACCGTAAAATATGGTTTATCAAAACTTGGAAGATATAAAGCTGGTGGTAAAATATTTGGCAAAGGAAAAGTTGACCAAGAAGCCGCTAGAAAAATACAACAAATAATTGATAAGCAAGGTAATGCGGTTATCAAGCAATTAGATGATACCATTAGACAAGAGAACCCAGAGTTTCCAAACAATAAGGAACCAGAACAGTTTTTATCAACTGTAATGAGCATTGCTGCTGTTTATGACTCTGTTGTTGCATCAACAAATAAGAATCCAAATGAAGAAGGTTATCTTCCTGTAGATGCGGCTAATGGCGTAATAAACGATTTAAGAGAATATGTTAAAAAATTTTTAGATGTAGATTTGGCTGCTGTTTATTCAACAGTTAATGAAGAAGAGGTTGAACAATTAGATGAAGTTGAAGCTAGTGACGTTAGACAACAATTACAAGCAAAAAGGGGTGATAGCGGTGAAGATTTTGCTAGTACTAGAATGGATACACTTAAATCTAATAGATTACCATTAACATTAGCTGGTGTTGGTTCAGCGTTAGGTGGTCTTAGTTGGTTGGTTAATACTGATTGGTTTAGAAGTTTATTTGAAGAAATAACTCAAAACCCTTCAATTGAATATATTAAAGAATTGGTTGAAAAGAAATCAGATGTGTTTGCGTCAATAAAACCTGGAGAAGGTATGACACAAATAATGAATAGATTAAACGGATTGAATTTAAACCCAAATTCATCACCACAAGATTTCTTAGACGGTGTTAAACAATTGGGAGGTGGTGATTTGCAAGCTGGTATTGATGCTTTAAGTGCTGATGGCGGTATATTTGTAAATCCTGAAGGTGCAAAACAAGCTTTAGAAGCAATCGCACAAAACCCAAGTGCATATGGCAATAACTTGGGACAAATGTTTCAAGGTGAATTGGATGGAACTGGAAAACAAGTTGGTGACCTTTTGGTAACACAAACTGGCGGTGGATTAAAAGGAATGGTTGTTAATACAATTGTTCAAATGGTTCCAAAGGTTGTTATGAAAACTGGTGTAAAAGTTGGTGCTGGTTATGCGGTGGCAAAAGGTTTGGGTGCTGCGTTAGGTCCTATTGGAATTGGTTTGATTGCTGCTGGTGCACTTGTAAAACTTATGAGAATGAAGGGTCAAAAATCATCAAGAGCAGCAACACTTAATGCTTTGTATCAATCTATTAGAAACATTGAAGGTGGTGTTGGTGTTGTAAAACCAAAAGGTGAAGTTGTTGACATACCCACGGCTCAAGACCCTAAAGCAATTGATAGCAAGAATAAAGAAACTAAAGGTGGAGAAACTGGAGGTGGTGCTGCTAGTGGTGGGAATGTTCAAGATAATTTATACAACAGTCTTAAGAATTTATTTAAGTTTGTTGTTAATAATAGAAATACGCTAGGTACAGATGTGGTGAGTAAATCTGGGGCTGGAAATAGAGGTGATAGGACATATGACTCTGGACAATTTATGAAGGGTGGCCGTAGAGCCGCAACTGGTGGTGAAACACAAAGTGGAAGAGAAAGATTTTTTGCTAATAAAAACTATGTTAGGGAATTTGATTCAGATATGGTAAGTGAGGGTAAATATATAAAAGACAAACGACTTTTACAGTATTTGAATAAATCAATGGCTTTTGAAAAAGTTAAAAATTTTGAAGACTTGATAAACAGAGTGGAGTATATTAGAAATCTAGTTAAAAAACTAAAAGGTAAAACCGATGATAAAGTTATATTAGGTTTCTTAAAACAATTAGATAGCAATCCTATTATGTTAACTGATTTTAGCAAGTTATTTAGTGTTAATGTTGATAATCCACAAGAAGTAAACATGTTAGCTGGAATGATGAAAGAAATATTATCAACAGTTTATTCTGGTAGTTACAAGGGTGGTAATATGATTGATAAAATGGCTACATTGGGTGGTGGAAATATAAACAAATTAGAAGAAGAGGCTGGTTACAATGCTTCTGAACCTAACAAGTCATTTATGAAGGATGCTCAAAGCAAAACAACATTTAAAAAGAATTTAAGTAATTTCTTAGGTGTTGCCATGTCTTTATTCCAATATTTGCATAAACAAAAACAACAAGCAGCTAGTGCAAAACCTAAACAAGCACCACAACAGGCTGGTGGTGAGACACAAGTTGATGAAATGCAAAACCCATTGATTGCTGAAGAATTAAAGAGAATTAAAAAAATCATGTTTGGCTAAAATGAAAAGGTTAAAAATAACACATAAGCAATATGAGGCTATTCTTTTAAATGAACAAACAAATCGTTTAATTGATGAACAACCTAAAGAAATCTTGGAAGAAGGGTTCAAAGAAGTTTTGTTAGGTGTTGCTATGCTTATGGGTGTTGGTTTGACTGGTTTAAATAAAGCTAGTGCTCAAAATGCACTACAAAATGCAGAAACAATGGCCCAAATAAAATCAACCTTGGAAGACGAACAAAAAACAAAAGAATTGTCTCAAGCCTTTGCCGAAAAAGGTATTAGCAACCCAGATTCTTTATTGGCTAAAAACGCTGAAAAAATTGTTAACAAATTTAATGAATTGGCTAAAGACAAAGATATGACATATAGAGTTAGTCAAAAAGTTGTTGACAATTTGGTAAGTTTAAGTGGTGAACTTAAAAAAGGATACGCATTAAAAAAAGCTGATGTTTCAACAGATACAATAAAAGGTGTTGAACAAAAAAAGATAGTAACTATAGTTGATACAATAGATATAGAATTGAATAATGATAATTTATTTGTTACTGGCGATTATATGTTAAGTCAAACTGGTGTTAAAGCTTGGGAAGATGTTATAAACATTATTAAGTTAAAAGGTGGTAAGGTTGTCTCAGCTGTTATTGAATCTTCCACTGATGCTGAAGTAATTCCTAAATACAAAACCGAATACGACAAAACTGGTAACGTAAAGTTGGCCGAGTTGAGGACCAACGTTATGATTGATTTAATTAATAAAATGAATGGTGATGTTAAAATAAATCATAGAGAAATACCTAATAATGGTTCTGATGTTGTTAGTGCAAGAAATTTTATGAACGCCAGAAATAATAAAGCTGAGCTTGAAGCGCTAAGACAAAAGACAGCTGAATTTAGATATGTTAAAGTATCACTTACTGTTGAATTTTCTCAAGAAGTTGTAGAAATAATAAAACCAGAAGAAATCGTTAAAAAATATAGGTTTGATTTGGTTAAAGTTATTGACGCTGACAATAGCACCTATAAAAAAACTACCAAAACATTTAAAAAGATAAAGTTAAAGTGTAGTGGTAATAAATCTAAAAGAGGTTCCGCAAATTGTTTTACTTTTTAAAGTTAATTACAACGTAAAAATTAACATTGTGATGAGATATAACGTTATTTAGTTTATACTCTTTGTCACCTATTTTAACCACATTTGATTTGAGTTTAATATTGTTGGCTACGAAGTCAAAACCAACATATTTGTATTCGCCTAATAGAATATTATTATGGTTTTTTGAAGTGCTGAACAGATAAATTGAGTATAGCTTTGTTAATGTTAGTGCTTCAATTTCTGTTTTCGGTTCTTTGTAATCTAATTTAAAGTACTTTTGTAAAAAATTAGTAAAAACATCTCTACTAATTTTTGTCGCTGGTGAAGAGTTTCCTTTTAAGGCAATCTCGCTGGCCTTATGTGAATGAGCAATGCTATCTGATATAGTGTTTAAAGTATTTTGTGTTTTTGCTATTTTTTCTAAATCTTCAGAGTAGATTACCGATTCACAACCATTTTTTACCCTATAAATGTTTATAAAATTAAGCATTTCATAGTCTTGACCATAGGACAATAGACTTGATATCGTGCAGATAATTAACAATAATCTTTTCATTATCATTTATTTACTACACAAAGGTAGTAAAAATATTTGATTACACCAAATATTTTAGAAATTTTTTAACAGGATATCGTATATTATTGAGATAATCTCTTCAATACCAAATTCTTTTTGCCATGTTTCTGGACTTACGTTTATTCTTTTAACTTCAGTGTCATATAGTTCATAAAGTTCAGAACATGGTACGTCATATCCTTTTTTGTTCATTACGTTTGAAACTACAAGACAGATAAGCTCAGGTTTAACATAGGTTATCCAATCACATTGTTCCAAAATATCGTTTAGTTCTTCTCTGTATAGAGCTTGTAGCTCATCTTTTGTTAAATTAAAATTCTCCATATTTTAATATACTAAAAAAAAATTGCGTAATGTAAAGTTTATTTTTTAAAAACAACATATTTATTAGTAAACCGAGATATTATTTGAAAAAAATAATTATCGGTATATTTATTAATAAATAAAAAACTTTTAAAACAAATAGAACATGGCTGATTTACTAATGAAAATGCCTTTGCCTTACGAACCTAAGAAAAAGAATCGTTGGCTTATTACTTTCCCAGCAGACTTGGGTATTCAACAATGGTGGCTAGCATCTGCTTCCAGACCATCAATTACTCAAAATGAGGTTGAAATTCCGTTCCTTAACACTTCAACATGGGTTATTGGACGTTTTACATGGGAAGCTATTGATGTTACTTTCCGTGACCCAATTGGTCCTTCTGCTTCACAAGCAATAATGGAATGGGTACGTCTTCATTCTGAATCTATCACAGGTCGTCAAGGTTATGCGGCTGGTTACAAGCGTCCAGTTGAACTTGAATTGCTTGACCCGACTGGTGTTGTGGTTGAGAAATGGTTATTGGACGGAACAATGTTAACCAACGTTGGCTTCGGTGACTTATCAATGGATGATGATGGTATAGCTGAGATTACCGCAACATTGCGTTTTGACAGAGCTATACTCTTGTTTTGATTTTTATTTAAGATTGCTTTATCAAATACTTGACTTGTAAAGATTCTTTTAGTATATTTGTAAAAATAACAATTATATTAAAAGAATTTTTATTTTATGTTAATATGTAAAGAATGTAATAGAGAATTTGAAACTTTGGATTCGTTGAGAAGACACAGAGTACAAAAACATAAGATTAGTGCTGAGCAAACATACATTGACTATAAACTTGACGGTAGACCACCATTATGTAAATGTGGTTGTGGTTCTAGAACAAATTTTCTTTCAATAGAAAAGGGGTTTGTTGAATATATACTTGGTCATGCTTCTAGGGTTTATAATAACTGGGGGCATAACCCAGAAGCTATCAAAAAATCACATGAGACTCAAAAAGAAATGTATAAAAATGGTGAATTGATTATTTGGAATAAAGGGTTAACAATTGATGATAAAAGAGTTAGAGCTAATGTTCAAAAAGTAATGTCAAATCCAAATAGAGGTGAAAACATATCAAAGGCTTTAAGTGGTGTAGCAAAATCAGAAAAACATAGAAATAAACTATCAGAAAAATCAAAAATAAGATGGTCTAATCCAGATGAAAGATTAAAACAATCAGAATTAACAATTAAAAGATTAACAGATAATAACTATGTTAAAAAGAAAACTAAATTAGAAAAAACTTTTCAATTAATATTAGAGTCTTTTGGTTTAGTTGAAAACGTAGATTTTAAATTTCAACATCAAATAAGTTCTGCAATATTTGATTTTTATCTTTTTAATTATAATATATTAATTGAGGTAGATGGTGATTTTTATCATTGCAACCCAAATACAAAACACAATATACCAACATATCCTATACAATTAAAAACGGTTGCTAATGATTTTAGAAAAAATAGAATAGCAGAAAATAAACAAATAAAATTATTACGTTTTTGGGAGACCGATATTAATTTAAAACGTGAAGAAGTTATTAAAAGATTAAAAAACGAATTAGGTTTATGATTTAGTATTATATTAAAAAGGATTATTCGGTGTTTATGCGCTGAATAATCCTTTTTTATTTACAGCATTTACAAAAAAATTAAGCAAACTATATTTATTATAAAGTAATAACATTTTAAAAAAGTTTTAATATGGACAAGAAACCTAGTGTTTTCCCAAACAAGGAACAAAAAGAAGCTGCTGATGAAAGAGCAAAACAAGCAGCTTTTGAAGCTGAAAAAGCAATGGCAACAAATGAAGTATATACAAATTCAATGCATCCACAAGACACTCCAGCTGGACATGTTAGTGCTGTTGAAATGATGAGAAGAAGGACTGAAGAACAGCTTAAATTAAAAAACCAACAAGGGTTTGTTCAAGACCCTTCATTGGCTGAAGTATCACAAAGACCAGTCATGAATAATTCAGAAATGGATGAGATTAGAAGAAGGTCAGAAGAGCAAATTAGGCTCCGTGACGAAAATTTGGCTAAAAATGCTTCAATGATTCAAAATTATCAAAGACAGGTGGATGAGGCTTCAAGTAAACAAAATAATCAACAAAATACAAACCAACCTATGCAAAACAATACGTATCAACAGTATTCACAACCTTCACAGGCTTATTCAGCTCCTGTTCAACAACCAATGACGCAACCACAAAATTATGGCCAAGTCCCATCTAATATAAACCCACACATACATGCGTTAAGTCAGCCAGATTTTAACACTGCTTTTGACGTGATTCCGTTGCCTTCTCAAGGTAAATCATATCCTTCTAAAAAGGGAAATATCAGAGTGTCGTATATGACAACAGCTGATGAGAGTATTTTAACAAGTCCTAACTTATTGCAAAGTGGTGAGTTTTTGGAAATTTTGATTAATAGAAAGGTTTTGGAACCAGAATTAAGATATCGTGATTTGTTGGTTGGTGATAGAAATGCTATTATGATTTGGTTAAGAGCCACCGCTTATGGTGAGAATTATGCTGTTACCTTGTTGGATGAAAATGACAAACCTTTTGATACTGAAATTAATCTTAATTCTTTAAAGTTTAAAAACTTTGGTGCGGAGCCAGATGCCGAAGGTTTGTTTGATTTTATGTTTCCAGTTAGCAAACACAGAGTAAAATTTAAATTTTTAACATGTGGTGATGCTGAAGATATTGAAGCAATGTTGGAACAAGACAAAGCAAATGGACTTCCTGTTAATAAAAACACAACTTACACAATGCAAAAAATGATTGTTGAAGTTAATGGACACAGAGATAAAAATTTAATTAAGGACTACATTGAATCTATTAGAATTCGTGATGCAAAAGAATTTACACAATATGTAAATTCAATTGAATCTGGAGTTGATTTGAATCTAAATGTTGGAACCCCTGGAGGTGGTTCCGTTGAAACCTTTCTTCCAATTAACCTCAACTTTTTTTGGCCTGACTTCAGAATTTAAACAATACCTACTAGAAGAAATATGGATTTGCACACAGTATATGCGTAATATGCCATATTCTAATGTATTGAATATGCCAACGCACGAAAGAAGATTTTATATTGGTAGATTAAACAGGGATTCTGAAATCAAGCAAGAACAATATGAAAAAATGAAAGAAGAGCAAACTAATAAAAATGCTAAGGGTTCTAGGTCAACCAAACTAAGCGGTGATGCATTGAAAACAAAGTTAAAAACTGGTGAAATACCAATAAATTAATAAATCCCCTTTTGTGGGGATTTTTATTTTAATAGATATTTATTGAAAGACACAAATTAATATTATGAATAAAATTATATCAGAGGCTGTCAAGATTGACGAAAATGTTAAAACAAAGCTTGGTGAAAGGCTTGTAGAGTTATTTGGTTTGTTAGGTAAAAACAAATCTATTGAATTTACCCTAATAAGTGGTACCAAAATTGTATTAAGATGTATTAAAGCGGCTGAACCAAAATTTGATTTTGAAATTCTTTTAGATGATAAAAAATTATTATGTAAATGGGATACTCTTCAGCTTACATTAAAAATGGGTAACAAAAACGATAAAAACCCTATAGGTAAGTATAATTTAAATCCAAATACAATAAAACCTTCTGAAAAAAGAGATGACGCATTTACTTTGGTGTTTGATTCATCAAATGATAAAGGTGAAAAAAATAAATCTTTTTTTAATAATATTGTAAGTATTGAGTCATCTAGTTTAGCTGAAAAGAAAACAAAATGCGATGAGGTAGAACCAGAAAAACAACCAGAACAACAACCAGAAAAACAATCAGATGCTGAAACACAAGATGAGGTGAGTTCAATCGACCCAAAAGCTTTATACGATTCAATAGTTAACGACCCAACAATGAAAACAGCTTTTTATAAACAACCTTCATTATGGAACTATTTAGTTGCAATTGTTAAGGGTGAAAAACCTAGAGGTACTGGTCTTGTTTCAGCTGCTAATATTGTTTCTGATTTCAGACGAAGTAGAATTAAAAACGAAATTGGGTCTGATTTTGATAGTTTTGTATTTAATAAAGAATTGACCTATAAAATTTTATCACCGCAATCAATTGTTTTTGATTCCGTAAAAGCTGGTAATCCACAAATAGAATTTAAAAATAATATTGATTACACAGCCAAAGTTTTACCCATAAGTTTTGACGATGAAAAGTTAACATTAGAGGACAAAAAAGCTGGTATTTCTATAATAATCAGGTCAAAAAACACTAAAGAAAGAACTCAACACCCTTTCAATGTTTTGTTTATAAAAAAATATGACAATGGTGAAGAGAAAAAATATAACGCTGTGATTGATATTAAAGATGTCAAAGGTAGTGGTTTTGATAAAGAACAAGAAAATAATAAGTAATGGCACTAACACCACAAGAAGCGGCTAAATTAGCCTTAGAACAATTAGAAAGGGAAGCTGAACTTAGAAAGAAGATTGCTGAATCTTCTGGTGAGTATGTTAAGTTAATGAAGGACTTAAAAAATCTTAATGAAGATATAAATACAGTCAATCAACAGATAGCACAAGTAACCGCAAGATTAGCAACAACACTTACACCTCAACAAAGGGCCATAGAAGATGAGAAACTTAAATTGTTACAAAAACAATTAGAGGTATTAACTGAGACTCAAAAAACATATGTAAAGGTAATCAAAGAAACCAATAAGTATGCAAAGTCTTTGTCAGCTATTGGTGTGGCAGCAAAAGATGTTAAATCAATATATTCAACAATTTCTGGTGGTTATAGTAAATTTAAATCTTGGAGTGGGTTATTTGAAGTTGACAAATCTATAAGAACAGCTTCTACCAGCATGGGTTTGCTTGGTGCTAGAAGCGATATGTTTAGAAAAAATCTACAATTAGCTGTTGGTCAAACAACAATATTTGGAGCCGATATAAAAGAATTAGCTGAGATTCAAGGCACATTTAGTGATGAGCTTGGTAGAGCTGCTCTTCTTAGTGCTCAAGCATTAGAATCAGTTGCTGCTATTGGTAGAGGTACTGGTATTGGTGCTGAAGGTGCGGCAAGAATGGCTGCTGATTTTGAAAAACAAGGTATTTCAGCTGAAAGAACTGGTGAATTTATAAAACAAGTTGTGAGTGATACGTCTAGAATGGGTATCAATTCAAGCAAGGTTGTAAAGAACATTCAGCAAAATATTAAAATGCTTAACAAATACAACTTTAAAGATGGTGTTAAAGGTTTGGCAAAAATGGCTGAAAGAGCTGCAAAGCTTGGAATTGATATGGGTTTTACAGCTGGTATGGCTGAAAAGTTGTTTGACATTGAAGGCGCTGTTGATATGTCAGCACAATTACAAGTCTTGGGTGGTGAATGGTCTAAATTGGCCGACCCATTTAAGCTTATGTATATGGCCAGAAACGATGTTGACGCATTGGAAGAGTCCGTTATAAATGCTGCCGCTGCTTCAGCTGATTTTAGCGATAAAACTGGAAAGTTTGAGATTGGTGCAATGGAAATGCAAAGACTTAGAAAAGTTGCTGAGGCTGCTAACTTGGATTTTGAAAACTTAGCCGCTGCTGCAAAAACAGCAGCCCAAGCTGTTGGGATTAAAAAAGAAATAAGATATGACTTTGACCCAGCGACAAAAGAGTTTATTGCAAATACGGCTACAATGGAAAATGGGGAAGCTGTAATACAATTAGAAAGCGGTCCAAAGTTGGTGAAACAATTGAGCGAGGCTGACCAACAAGCTATTAAAGCTGCTATGGATGAAAAAGCTAGTTTACAAAAAAGAGCACAAGAAGCACAGACATTTGATGAAACCCTTTCAAATGTGGTTACTCAAATGAAACAACTTTTATTACCTTTCTTGGAGGCTTTTGATAAAGCATTTAGACCAGTAGCAAAAGAATTAGCACTCGTTTTAAGTGATGAAAATGTAATCAAAGGAATTCAAGATGCTGCAAAGACATTTGCAGGGTTAATTGGACCTTTAGGAAAATTTATCGCTGAAAACCCAATAACAGCTATTCTTGGTGCTATTGGTGGGTTAGGTTTGCTTGAAGCTGCTAAATGGTATACTATGGGTTTATCTTTTGGCGCTGGTTTTAATACTGTTGCTGGTAAAGGAGGTGGAACTGGTGGTATAATGGGCACCAGAAATATGAACGCTATGAATAGAGCTGGTATGACAAATATGCAAAAATTTGGTGCTAATTTTAAAGGCGCTTCTGGGTCTATGGCTACAAGATTAGGTGGTGTTGCAGCTGGCGGTTTTGCAGCATATGATGAGTTTGGTGAACAAAAAGAAAAGGGAAAGTCAACTGGTGCGGCATTAGGTAGAGCTGGATTAAAAGGTGTTGGTGCTTTTGGTGGTGCTTTGGCTGGTGCTTCAGCTGGTGCTGCTCTCGGTGCCTTTGGTGGTATAATGGCTCCAGTTACCGTACCTTTAGGTGCTCTTATTGGTGGTGGAATAGGTGCTTTTGGTGGTGGAAAGTTATTTGATTTAGACACATATGGTGTTGAAGATGGGATTTTTAGCAGAACTAAAAAATCTGTACGTAAATCTAGAAGAGCTATATTAGAAGGTAAAAATGTCACACCAATTGATAATAAAGATGATATTCTTGCAATGAAACCAGGTGGTATAGTTGATAAAGTAATGTCACAAAATGCTGGTGTAAATACTGTTAAACATGAATTTGGCGACTTAAATATAAGTGGTGAAATTGTATTAATGACACCTGGAAACGAAAAAATCAATATGAATTTGGCCAAAAACCCAGAATTTGTTAGGGAAATAACTAGGATGATACACGTTGAGGCTGCTAAAATGAAAAATCAAGTTCAAAAGGGTTAATTAATTTGCTTGATTATCAATGTTGTATCAATACTGTAATAATTTTTTTCTAAAATAGACTTGACTTTGTCAAAAAAAAACGGTTTATTTGCATTATTACGTAATGTATATTAATATAATAATATATTGTGTATTATAATAAATATGATAATAAATATAATAAAAAAAAGGCACTAGTTGTGCCTTTTTTTATTTTATATACAAGTTAATCATTTATTTTATTAAAAATTACGGTACAATAGTATTTATATAGAAACATAAAATACTATGCCATTTCCTTTTTATAACACGTCATCACCATCACCAAGTACTAAAAACAGTATTACCAATACTGCAACTGGTCTTGGGTATAGAGACTTTTTATTAAACAAAAATTTATTACCACAATATCCGTTTCTATCAACATCAATAAATGGTGGTCCTAGAATTGGTGAACCTGTATTAGAAACAAGTATAAATGGAAACTCAAACGTAATACCATTTGGTCTTCCACTTGAAACAGAAGGTTTATTAAGATATGGAATAGCAATTCTTCCAAATCAATTTAAAGATGATGACCCAACATCACCTTCTTTGTTTGATATTGAATACATACAAAAGACTCAAGGTGTGTTTGGTAATATTGAATTTCCGCAAGGTATTCAATCATACCCAACATCAGCAAATCAAGAAGTTGCACAATATGGTTTATTTGGTAAAACAGCTTATGCTGAATTTAGAAAAGACGCAACTTTATTTAATTTATATGTTGATACAGCCAAACAAATTGACATGGCTGATTTTATTTCATTACAGCCAGCTGGATTCTCACAACAATTAGATAGCTATTTGGATGTATTTGGTGGGTTAAATGGTGGCGGAAATGCTGGGGTACAAGCTGCCAATATAATAGGTAGTATATTGGATGGTAATGGCTTAGGGTTAGCTAAAGGCGGTATAGTAACCAACTACGATGTAAGGTCTTCATTGGTTGGTAGAGTGCTTGGTGCCACTGGTCTAATCAATGACACAAAATTAGGATTGATTGGAGGTCAACAATTAGCATTAGCTTTGGCAAATAATGCTGCATTTAATTTACAAGAAGATTTGCTTGGCGCTTTGAATGTTGAAGAAAATATATTAAGTTTAGTTAAGACTGGTAATTTATCTGGGTTTAGGCCAAATTATACGATTACGGTTCCAAGAAGTTTAGGTGGTCGTATAGCTGATTATACATCAAGAGTATTAGGGTTTCAAGTTCCTGTTAGTTATTTGAATGAGGCTGGTTCAATATTTTTATCAGAAAGCAATTCTGGTAATATTGAGCGAGCAAACTCAATGATATTAAATACTGGTAAAGGACAAGTTAAAGCTTTGATAGCTAACGTAAATGCTAATTTAATTGGCACAACTGAAAATGATAACCCATCAACAACACCATTTAGAAGTGGTTATGTTCCAGGATATGAGGACAATAGAGGTAGAAAAGCAATAAACCCAAATTTATATGCTTTTTATGATGCTGATAAAGGGACAATATATCCTTTTGCAATACCAGACCCAAACAATGTTATACCTGAAATAAGTTATAACAGAAGCGAAATGATTAGCGAGTATGGGTTCAAAGCGCCAGAAGAACAAGCTTCTGTAGGTCATACAAATATAGGTAGATATACAGATAGAAGAATAAATGATGTTAATTTTTCTTGGGGTTCATTTGGAGGAGATGGTTTAGCTGTTAATAAAAGTCCTGATTATGAACCACTTATTGGTGATAGAAAATCTTTGCTCGTTAAAACACAAAAACTTTTTAACAGTAAAGGTATGAAAAATATAGTCACTGTTAAAGGTGAAATGGGTTATACATCATCACAAATAACAACAGCAAATGCTGATGGTATATCTAAAGGTAGTGCTGTTTTAGCTGGTAGTCTATACAATGATATTGGATACGTTGACAAAGGAGCGGAAGCCAAAGACACATATTGTAGAAGTTGGACTACTTTAGATAGATACGACCAAGTATCAAAAATGGTTAGAAATTCTGGTCTTAATGACACATCAAAATTATTTGGTGAAAATTATTTCAGGTTTCAAACACTAAATTCAACATTGGATGATAATGGGTTTGTTAAAGTCGCACCATATGTTGATGACAAATATACTGATTATGATAGTGAAGGAAACTTAACTAGTGTATCTGACCCAAAAAACTATATGCTATCTATTGAAAATTTAGCTTGGCAAGGTTTTCTACCTAACTTACCACCTGTGGAAGCTGGAAGAGGTGATTTAATTACTGGAAGCAAAGGCAGAATAATGTGGTTTCCACCTTATAATATTCAATTTAATGAATCCTCTTCTGTTAATTGGGAATCAACAAATTTTATAGGTAGAGGTGAACCAGTTTATACATATAACAACACAGAAAGGTCAGCTAGTTTGTCTTTTAGTATAATTGTCGACCATTCAAGTTATATGAATTCATTTAGAGGTGCATTAGGACCACAAGATAATTATGTTGCTTCATTTGTTGCTGGTTGTGTTGAACCTAATAATAGATTTGCTGAAAGACTTACTGTTTCTGAAATAAGTTCAATTGTCGAAAAAGAAATACAAGAACCACAACAACAAGTTTTGGCAACACCACGACCACCAGATATTAAATTTGATGTTTACTTTCCTAATGATGTAATAACTTTGGATGACATAATTCTTCTTGGTTACGAAAATGGATTGAATAATGATTTCAATAACGGTAATAGTAGTGTTGGTACCACACCAGTACAAGAACCAGGAGAAGGATTTGGTATAGGTAATGTTCAAGGACAAGTTACACCACCAAAAGACAACAATGGAAATCCAATACCTAATGCTCCATTTACAATATATTATGATGGTTATAATTATGGGTTAAATAAAACTCCAATAAAAATTGATGGCCCATCTTACAGTGGTTTATCAGACCCTAATTTCTTACCTGCTTTAAAAGCCTATATGGATAGCAAGTGCAAATACTGTAAAATAAAGATATCTGCATTTGCCAGTGTTCAAGGTGATAAAGTTTCTAACGAAAAATTAGCACAAGGTAGAGGAAAATCAATATATGACTATTTGAAAGCTATGGGTATAACCAATCAAGATAATAGATTGGTTGCCACAATAACTAGCAAACCATTAGGTGCAAATACTGGTTGTGTTAAAGATGGAAAACCAGACCAAAAACAATGTAAAGAAGACAGAAGAGCTGAAGTATTAATTGAATTTGATAGTACATTGGCCACTGAAGAAACAGTAAAACCAACACCAGTTGTTAAAAAACAAAACTTTGATGTAAATTCAAAAATAACTAATAGGTTCTATAATGAAGCTATGTATTTTGAAAAATTAAAACAAACTGATAACTTTGTCTTTGATTCATTTAGAGAAAGAATTAGATATTTTCACCCAGCCTTTCACTCTATGACACCAGAAGGGTTAAATTCTAGGTTAACATTCTTACAACAATGTACTAGACAAGGCCCAACAACTGAAAACTTTGACACAGATAATTTAGCTTTTGGTAGAGCACCAATTTGTATTCTTAGAATTGGTGACTTCTTCCATACAAAAGTAATAATAGATAATTTATCAATTGATTATGAACCACTTGTTTGGGATTTAAATCCAGAAGGTATAGGTGTTCAACCAATGATTGCAAATGTAACATTATCTCTTAAAATTGTTGGTGGTTCATCGCTATTAGGCCCAATAAATAAATTGCAGAATGCGTTGTCGTTTAATTACTATGCGAATACACATGTTTACGACCCAAGAGCTGATTATATTAAAAAATCTGAACCTGCACCTACAACAGTTGCAAGATTAGAAAATACTGGTGATGCTAGTACTAATACGTTAGATACAGTTCAAGTAAGTACAAATAGAGCATACGAGATAGTTAATGGTACTTTGAACATAAATAAGTTCAGAACAACCACTGTTATATCTGAAAAACAAATTGAACCAGAAATAAATCAAACTGAAGCTTGTGATGAAGAACTTAACGCAGCTGCTAAAACAGCACCACAGGCACCACCTAGCACAGGGACAACAGAACCAAAAATTACAGGTATATCTTATGTAAAAATTGAACAATTTGGAGACCTTCAACAATTTACTATACAAGTAGGGTTAAAACAAGAAGGTATTTTCCAAAATTCTGGAAATACACAAACATTATTGATAAGCGAAGATGAATTTAAAGCATTTTTAGATAAGGGTATTAGAATAACATTAGATGTTGTTCCAAACCCAACAACTACTAGTAGAGTTGAAGATATTATAACATCGGCCAATTATGATAGAGGTGATGGTAAGAATGCATTTGCATTATTCAGTTCACAATATTTTATGGGTGATAAAGTAGACAATGGAACAATTACTTCTGGTACCTTAATTAGAGGTAATTATATGTTAAAAGTGTTCTACAACGGTCAATTAGTTGCGCCAGCTGCTGTTAAAGTTCCAGATGTTGGTGATAAATTCCAAGAATGGTATTAATAAATTAAAACAAACAAAAATTAAAATAGCATGGCACAATATTTCGATAGATACAGTAATTTTAGAGAGAACGGTCAGATTAGACCACTTCCAGGAATCTCTATTCCAAGAGCTGAAAGTGATAAACTAGCTGTTTATAAAAAAGGTGTTAGTAGACTTGACAAAATGAGTAACACTTATTATAATAATCCATACAGCGGCTGGTTGATATTATTGGCTAACCCTCAATTTGGTGGTTTAGAGTTTAACATTCCAGACATGTCACCAATAAGGGTTCCTTTTCCTTACGACAACGCTGTTCAAAGATATATAAACGAAGTTAAAACATACAACCTACTTTATGGCCAATAGATTAAACATAATTGACCCAAACAGTGTTGATGGACAAGATTCTAGTTCTAATTTTTTTGTACCATATGAGGATTTAACAATATCAGTTGAACTATCAACACAAAAAAAAGGCAGAACGCTTCTTAGTACAAAATCATCTGGTAATGTTGCACTAAATGATAAAAGGGTTAAAATAAATTTTATAGAAGGCGAGTCTTTTGGTGATAAACGTTTTTTGACGACCAAGTTTACTGAGCTAACAACTAGTTTTGGTGATGAAAATTCTAAAGAAAATTTAGGCATAACATCAATAGATATAGATTTTAATTCTTCATTTGCGCCAATGATAACAATTCAATTTATTGATATTAGAGGCAGTGCTATTTTTCAAAATGAAGAAAAAACAGCTAACAATGAAAATGATTATTCAGTCTTTTTTCAACTCCCATACCCACTATATAAGTTAAAAATAAAAGGTTATTATGGTCAGCCAGTTGAATATTGTCTGCACATGACAAAATTTACATCTAGATTTAATTCACAAACTGGTAATTTTGAAATAACAGCTAGTTTTGTTGGTTATACTTATGCAATGTTGTCAGATATGTTAATTGGTTATTTAAAAGCTATACCATACACAATAATTGGTGAGAGTAAGTACCGTAAGTTAAAAGAAGAAGACCCTAATTTATTAACATTAGATGAACTATATGATAAAATTTCAAAAATAAATGAAGAAGTTGGGAGAATTCTTTCTAACAGTGAAGAATACAGCCAACTTAAATTAGCGGAAGGTAAGATAGGCACTATCACTGATATAAGAGGAACAATACAAAATTTTAGTGAAATAATTGATATAAACAAACAATCAGCCACATATTCTTTTGCGATTGTAAATTCAACAAACAAAGATTATGAAAAAGCTGCAACAACTTACAGAGAATCAGTTGGAAAACTAATCGATTCTTTTAATGAAATTAATAATATAACTTTAGATAAAAATGAATTTATCAATATAAAAAAATACGATAAATTAACATTAAAAATTTTAAAAGACCCAACAAATGATTATGCTGAAGCTAAGAAAAAATTGGTCAGCTCAACAAATGCGGAACAAACTAGAAAAGATTTATTAACTTACATAACCAACAATAATTATGTTTTGCAAGATGATTATGAATTTAATGTTGTTGATAATACAAATCTTTTTAAACAACTAGAAGACAAGTTAACCAAAATAAATTCAGACATTGACGCAACTAAAAAGAATTTGGCTGAAGGGTTAAGTTTGCAAGTTAAATCAGAATTAGACTTTGACCCATCAATAAGAAATATTGTAAAAATACTTACAACAGCTGCTGAAGTTTTCATGTATTGTATTTATGAGGTTTCAAGAAATGCATCATCTGACACAGATGACGTTAGACGAAATGAATTAGAAAAAGTTTTTAAAAATAAAGGAAATAGTGATATAGATACTGATGCGACAACTAATAATGGTCAAAATAATCTTATACCAAAGTATTATCCATGGCCAGATTATAGAAAAGAAACCGATAAAACATTAGAAGATGCTTATTTAGGAGAACCAGGCGTTTTAGACAATCCAGATAACGTACCAGAACTTTTTTTTATAAAAGATTTATTAAAAGCTTTTATCGAACAAGCTCAAACACAAAATGACATGGACAGGTTGGCTGAATCCTTAAAATCAAATTGGGTTCCGTCAAATCCTTTAGATACAAGAGTTTTCGAAAACGAATTGGCACCATATAGCAGAATTAATCCTAAAACAAAAGACGAGCTTTTAGTTTTGGTGTTAATAAGAGCTGCAACATTTTTGGGGATTACAAACAAGGAAACTACATTAACATCAGATGAAATAATAGCGATGGCAAATTTTGAAGCTCAAGCTGTTATGAACGATTCACCAAATAAAGCAACAGTCGTTCAGTCATTGTCTCAGTTATCAGGTGCTACTGGTGTTATAAAAGCAACAAAAGGAAAAATTAATGGTAATGATTCATTTGTACTTGTAGAAGAAAATGGGGTTTATGATTATAGATATATATTACCTGAAAAAAACATAAATAAATATTTTCCAATAAATGATAGTTTTAATGAAGTTGTATGGCCAACTAGATTTACACAATTAAAAGAAAAACAAGAGAGTGGTAGCTTATTTTTGGGAAATCGTTATTTTTATGAAGACCCAACAAATCCAACAAACCCAGATGATGATGGTGCAATATATCTTAGAATCGTTGACAAAGATTCATACGTTAATGGTGCGGCCAATTATTCACTACCTACTGGTATAAATACAGAATCAATAATAGATTTAGAAAAATTAAAAGATATTGAAGATAACATCAATAGTGTCGGTTTTAATTGCTTTGGTGGTTTATACGGTATACAAGAATTTAGCCAATTAAATTGGGGTGATGAAGCACTGGATGGATTACCACTTAGTACGCTATTTTATTCAAACGCTGTTGATAAATCTGTTTTTGCCAATGGTTTAGGTAAGTTTAGGTCAGCATCCAATCAAGCTAACCAAAGCCAACCAACATCGTCTCAGTTTGATGTGAAACCAGACAAATACAAAGTTTCAAGTAGCTTGAATAACATAGTTGAAATGTTTAAAGAATCCGATAAGATGTTGCACATGGATTATGGTAAAACGATAGATTTAATGTCTAATGTTAAAAAAGGCGAACAAAATATATCATATCCTTATGTACATTTTAACATATTTGATGAAGGATTTATTGGGATTGGCGATGTATCTGTACCGATTAGTTTATTTGGTAGTAATCTTTATTATGGTCAAACTAAAGAAGAGTCTAAAGCTTTTTTATTCTTGCATACACTACCTTGGAATGGATTAATACAAAAAAATTATAACACTTTTACTTTTGATGCGGTAAAAACAAACACAATTTTTACTTCTTTTAGTCAAGGTAATGATGTAGATACAGAGATTTTAAATTTATTTAAGTACAGGGCTGGATTTGTATACGCTCCAAAATTGTGGGTTGCGTTTATCGGTGGATTACTTTGGAGATATGAAGAAACATCAGACCCGATAGTTTTTTTTGATGGTACAAATTCTTTATTACCAACATTTGGAACAAATTCACCAACATCACACCCAGATGTATATCCAAAGAAAGATGAATATTTAACTGTAAATGAATTTGTAAATTTTACAACAAATTTGGATACTTTAAGGAGTTTTCCTATAGTTCCGATGTCATTTATTAATGATAATTATGTTAGTGGTTTTGGTTATAAATATAGAAAACTTGATGAAGTCTTATTAAAACTACCAAAACAAGCAAAAGAAGAATTTAAAAATTCATTTTTGGATTTCGCAAAAAGTGATGATTGGAATGCAATTAAGTCTGAATTAGAATTAACACCACAAGGTAGTTGGTCCACAGCTTATCAAACAACAAAAGGTTCAATAACTAATGATTCTTTGGAAACATTAAGCGTAAAAAACCGTTATGGTAAAAATTTTGATAATTATATTATTTTTAATCCATACATAGATAGTGAATATGAAAACAATTATTTCTTGGAGATAAAAGATGACACACCCGTTACCAATACATTGATTAGTGTTTTACAGAAAGAAGTTGTCATTTCTAATATGTCATATAGAATATGGGACAAACAAAAATTACCAGTAAATACTAGTACTGCAAGTTATATCACAATTTCAAAAGAAAATACTGAATTATATATTAATACCTTTTTAGAAAATTTTAAAGGTATGGAACCAATAACAGAAGAGCAACAAAAAAAAGAAATTAAGAATAGCATATTTGGAACTTCAGATGATAACCTTATAAAATTTATGTTATACAGAACATGTAAAAACATGTATGATAAATGGATAACAGAATCTGAAGATGGTGACAGCATATTTTTTCAATGTGGTGGTAGGAATGACTCTGATTTATCGTTGGCTAAAAAAAGAACAGGTTCTAACGAACCAAAACTTAGGTTAATAGATAGCTTTAGGTTTATAAGCAGGTCTTTTGAAGATATTGGAGATAGATTTGCTGTTAACCCATTCCCAATACATGATATTATGAAGACGCAACCAAATACTAGTTTATATGATATGGTTACGTCTATCTTATCATCAAATAATTTTGACTTTATTGCCCTCCCATCTTTTATAAACTATAGAAATCCAGAAACAGTACAAAGTGTTTTTAAACCATTCCCAACATATTCAGATTCAGAAAGCGTTTCTGGACCATCATTTATTTGTATGTACGTTGGACAAAGTTCTAAACATTTAGACTTTAAGGGTTCAAATTACCCAAATGATGGCTTTGACGTTAGGGATGGTGATATACCACCAGATTTAACCAGAACAAGCAATGACTATGAAGACCCAACAGTATTTTTCAAAGTTAGATTTGGCCAGCAAAACCAAAACATATTCAAAGATATAGTTTTAGACCAAAGTGAGTTTGCCGAAACAGCTGAATCATTACAAATAATGGAGGATATATCTAAAAAAGGTGCTGAAACATACAGAACTTTAGCTGGTCAAAACATCTATAATGTTTATTCTGTTAGAAGTTATAAAGTTGAGGTTGAAATGATGGGCAACGCTATGATTCAACCGATGATGTATTTCCAATTGGATAACATACCTATGTTTCATGGTGCTTATGTTATTACTAGAGTAAAACATAGCATAAAACCAAATCATATGACAACTAATTTTACTGGAAGTAGAATAAGAAAATCAGTAACACCAATATTTGAAGCTGGTGATTTATACATGTCTTTGATTGATACCATTAATGCCGCCAATGTAAACCCTTCAGAACCATCTAGACCACTAGGTTCAAAAGCGTTCCCACCAATAGTATTAACATTAATAGATAGAGGTGGAAATAATGGTAATCGAGATTCTTTAGGTTTATTACCTATTCAAACACCAGCTGGAATTTCAAACACAATAGCTGGGGATAAAGCTAAAAATCAATTAATCCCAGAAGCTGTAACAGCCCTTAATCAAATGTTAACAGATTGGGTTGTATGGATGAAAAGTCAAGGTTTTGCTGGTAACAGTGGCGTTTACGCATACATAAATAGCGGTTTTAGAACTATAGAGGAACAACAAAGACTTTATGATGAAGCAACATGTGAAGGTAGAAGATGTGTTGCTAGACCAGGCACTTCAAATCATGGATGGGGTATTGCGGTTGATTTTCAGTTCTTAACAAAAAGTGGTGCTATCATAAAAAATTATGTTGATAGCAAACCAAATGTTGGGCAAGGATATAATTTTAACATAAATGAATCTATAGTTTGGTTATTAGAAAATGGATACACATATGGTTGGATAATACCAGAAGCTTTAAGAGATGATACTGGCCTTGAAGAATTTTGGCATTTTGAATATCACGGTAAAAGTGCTGCGTGTATATTATCTCAGAGACCTAAAGTTAAAACGATTACAGTCAGCACCAATAAACCGTATAAAGATTTTGTTAGAAACCCTAACGATAAAAATAATACAGAAGCGGTTTATACAACATGCGATTATAAAAAAGTGGATAAAAACTTAGATGGAACCGAAGAAACTTATAAGTTGGAAAATAAAAACATTTCAGTCGTTCAACCATCATCGGCTGATATTCAATTTTACACCCAAATATTAACTAGTTTGGGTGCCCAAGCAACACCAGAAAACTTGAAATTTTTGTATGCTTGGAGACAAGCTGAAGGCGCTAAAGCGGCTTGGAACCCTTTCAACACAACACAAGGTAGCCCATCATCAACAGCCTTTTCTTGTTCTAAAGGAAAAGCATTTGTAAAAAACTACGCATCAAAAGATGCTGGTTTAAAAGCAACTGTAGATACTTTAACAAACGGTTATTACAAAGATATTGTTGATGGTTTAAAAAATAACATTGGCGCATATAAATTATCATTAAGTAAAAGTTTATTTACATGGGGTACTAGAGCTGGCGTTAATAATGTACTAGCTGGTAGCACTGTAAACCCACCAGCAATAAGCCAATCATCCGTTCAAGTAAAAACATGCAGTTAACTTGCAAAATTGAATAAATTTTAGTACCTTTGCGTGATATGGTAGCCAATATAGTCACAACAACAAAGGTAAATGCTCCAGAAGACTTTAACGTTGTAAAGTCAATTAACTCTATTATAGATGGGTTACCAACCCTTATAATTGGTTATGACTATGTATCAAAGCACTATCCAGATTTTGACATAACAGATGTTCAATTATCTGATAATCTTTATTGGACTTTTAAAAGAACCGAGAAAAGAGATAAACACGATGAAGATTTGGTTTGGTTTATAAATAAGGTTTATAAACAATTTACAGACAAAGTTGTGTATGTATTCGTTGACCCTATTCAATATAGGGGCAAAACAATGATGAAAATAATTAGAAAAATAAAGTCATTGGATAACATTATAACCTATGAACATGGTGAAATGCTGTATATGTATTCTGATAATTTTATCTTTGGGGTAGATTTAAAATTATTAAAATATATCGGTTTTGATTCAGACAAAATAAAAGATAAGGTAAAAGCCAGCAGTAGTGTATTTTTGAGAGAAAACGAGATACTTATAGAATATAAAAAATGCATCAATTATCTAAACGGAAACATTAGATTTGCACCGTACTTATATTCTATAAAAAATGGACAAAACGATTCTTCTAGCATCATTCATATTCCCAGAGAGAGTTGATTGGTTTATTAGTTATCTAGAAGCTAAATTTTCAATAACCAAAGACAAAGTTTTTTGTTATAAAAACTTGGATGATGAATCAAAAGTCATCATGACATTTAAGTTTAAATTTGAAAAAGATAAAAAAATAAACTTAAAAGACTTATTCCCAAATGCCGTACCTATTCACAAGAAAGGAAATGCTTTGTATACTATAAACGCTTTAAATAAACTAATTGATTTAAAAGTTGGTAGCGATATAGGAAACATTGACTATAAATCATATAAGATTGATTGGTCAGAATATCAAGATAGGATTATTTTATTAAACGGCCAAGAGCTAGGCATTTTCAAGATTCAGAGGATTTTTTAATGTGTTTGAGATATTTATATAAAAGATAACAACTTTAATAAACTAAAGTTATGGAAAATACGAATAAAAAAGAAACAAACAAAAAAACTGAAGACCTTATGAAAGCATTGAATTCAATGTTGGAAAACAGTGAAAATCCAAATATGGATTGTAGTTCTGGTGTTTGCGTAATAAAAGGCGACAAAAGCATTGTTGAAAGAATCAACAAGAAGATAATAACAGAAGACGGAAGACAATTATTATTCTAATGAAAAAGACTAAATTCAATCCTAGCTTGCTTAAGGAAGAACAAAATAGATTTAAACTTTTGTTAGAATATGATTTCTACCAAGAGAAAAAAGAAATTCCTGAGTTTAAAAACCTTATTTTAGGTGACACCATGGATGAGGCTGAAGAAGCCCCAGACGATTTGGAGTCAGAAGATAACATTGGAGCGGCTGCTGATAGTGTTGCAGCTGATTTAGGCGTTGAGGCTCCAGCTGGTGAAGAAGAAGTTACTGATTTACCAGATGAAGAACCAGCCGATGACGAAGAATTACCTGCGGATGACGAAGAAGCGCCTGCGGATGAACCATCTGGTGACGAGGTTGAAGTTGATGTCACCTCTATTGTAAAAGGTTCTGAAGAAGCTAAAAAAGCTGCTGATGCCGCTACAAAAAACACAGAAGTGTTGCTACAAAAATTGGCTGATTTGGAATCACGTGTTGCTAACATGACAGACATCACAAATAAAATAGAAGGATTAGAGCAAGAACTCATAAAGAGAAACCCAACACCAGTTGAAAAATTGGAGATGAGGTCACTTCACTCATATCCTTTCAATCAAAAATTAAGTGATTATTGGGCTGATAAAGAGGGAATGTATGATGTTATGGGTACAGGTGGTAAACCAAAAGAATACATTTTAACAAAAGATGACGTTGATTCAACTTACAGTGATTCATCTATTAAACAATCATTTTCAACACCAGAAAACCCTTATGACGAGGGTGATATTCCAGAATATGAAGAAGAAGATATCTAGATAAAAAAGCCCCTTTTTGGGGCTTTTTTTATTTAGAATTGTTCCGTACTTGCAACATTGAAAAATGTGTAGTATATTTGCATTCTATAGTTAAAATAGGCTTAAAATAAATCAATATTCTGCTTGACTTTTGTCATATTTTTAGTATATTTGTAACACATAAACTAAGTAAAAATAACATCTACATAAATTTAAAAACAGAGAAAAATGAGTAATGAAAAAACCAGTTTGCAAGCTATTTTAGAACAGTACGAAGCAAACAACAAACCAAAGTATGAGAAAAAATCAGAAAAGGTTTACGACTTAAAAAACTACTTTAACACCTACATTAAAGATGGTGTGAAGTCAGCTACAAAACAAATCAGAATTTTACCTAGTACAAACGGTGGTACACCATTCGTTGAGATGCATGGCCATAAAATTCAAGTTGATGGTGAGTGGAAAACATTCCCTTGCTTGAAACACGAAAAAGATGAAGCATGTCCTTTCTGCGAAGCACGTGAAGCATTGTTATCTACTGGCAGAGAGTCTGATAAAGAACTTGCTAAAAAATACAGTGCAAAGATGATGTACGTTGTTAAAGTTATTGACAGAGAACGCCCAGAAGAAGGTGTTAAATTCTGGAGATTTAACCACGACTATCGTAAAGAGGGTATCTATGACAAAATCATCGGTGTTCTTAACGCTCTTAAAAAGGATGTTACACACCCAGAAACTGGTCGTGACCTTGTGTTAACCATCAATAGAAACCAAACCAATGTGCCAGTTGTATCCGCTGTTGCATCCCTAGACCCTAGTCCGCTTTCAGAAAATGCTGAAGAAGCAAAAGCTTGGTTGTCAGATTCAAGAACTTGGGAAGATGTTTATTCTGTTAGAAGTTACGAGTACTTGGAAATCATTGTAAAAGGTGGTATTCCAGTATGGAGTTCTGAAGATAAGAAATTTATTGACAAAGCTTCTTTGACAGCAACATCTAGCGAAACCGACTCTTTGGAATCTGAATTGACATTGGGTGTTGAAAATGTTAAAGCTGGTATCGTATCAGCTCCGACTGCTCCGACTGCTCCAGTTGAGGTTTCCGCAGAAGAGGAAGGTGATGACCTCCCATTTTAGAATGGTAATTTTAATGTTTTACACACAAAGAAAGGTGAGGAATCGCCTTTTTTTGTTCTAGAATAACAATTTAAATTAATAACATTAAAATGGCGAAGAAACCTACTAAAAAACCTATTGAGAAAAAAGATTTTAACTTAGAAGATTTTAAGAAAACACAAGGGCTCAATTTTACAGTAAAAGAAAAAGAATTAGCATGGATACCGCTTTCAGAAGCGTTCCATGATGCGGTTAAAGTTCCAGGGATTCCAGTTGGATATTTTACTAGTTTTAGAGGATACTCAAACACTGGTAAATCAACTGCGATTTATGAAGGTGTGGCTGGATGTCAAAAATTGGGAATCCTACCGATTATTTATGAAACTGAAGGAAACTGGAATTGGGCACATGCAAAAAATATTGGAGTTCAATTTGAAGAATATGTTGATGAAGAAACTGGAGAATTAAATTATCGTGGTGATTTCATTTTCTTACAAGGTCCAGACCTTTTAAAAATGTACGTTTGTTATGACCATCAACATAGCAAAATGGGTACAAAACCTTTAAGATATGAACCAGTTGTTGAGGACATATCATACCACATGCATACAATATTGGATGCACAACAAGAAGGAAGATTACCAAGAGATGTTGCTTTCTTCTGGGATTCAGTTGGTTCAATAAACTGTTTCAAAGGAGCAACATCAAAAACTACCAACAATCAATGGACTGCTGGTGCTTTGGCCACATGCTTTAAATCACTAATTAATTATAGAATTCCAGCTTCTAGAAGAGAAGATGCGCCTTATACTGCTACATTTGCTGTAGTTCAGCAAATATGGTTAGATAATGAAAACAAAGTTATCAAACATAAGGGTGGTGAAGCGTTCTTTTATTCCCCAAGACTTATCTTCCATTTTGGTGGTATTCTTACACATAGTACTGAAAAATTAAAAGCTATATTTGCTGGTGAAGAGTTTCAGTTCGGTGTTGAAACAAGAATCAGATGTGAAAAGAATCAAGTTAACGGTATTGAACAAAAAGGTAAGATTGCATCAACACCACATGGTTATTGGAACCCAGATAAAATCAATGACTACAAAGAAGAACACAAAGAGTTCATAAAAGCTCATTTGAACACAGAGTATGATGATTTTGTGATTGAAAAAGAAGAAATCGGATTAAGCAAAGAAGACATGATGGCTTAATTTATTGTTTAACCTATTAATAATGAGTTTGTGAATAAAAGACCACCACGTAATGGTGAAAAAATAATAAAGAAACAAAATACACTTTTGGTAGACGGAAATGCCCTATTTAAAGTAGGGTATTTCGGTGCCAAAGGAGAATACAACAGTAGTGGTGAACACATTGGTGGTTTGTATTCATTCCTCACTATTTTACGAAAAATCTTAACAGATGACCTTTACCATAAGGTTTATGTTTTCTGGGATGGAAACTATAGCGGAAAGCTAAGATACGAAATATACGAACCATACAAAAGTGGCCGTGGTAAAGATTATATAAACGGCACCCAACCAATAGAACTATCTGAACTAAAACAGAGAAAGATGGTTTGGGACTATTTAAACGAAATGTATGTTAGACAGTTAAAACATGAAGTTATTGAAAGTGATGACTTCATAGCGTACTATTGTTTAAATAAAAAGGAAAACGAACAAATTACAATTGTGTCGACAGATAGAGACTTTTTGCAGTTAATATCTGAAGAAATAAGAATTTATTTTATAGATTTAAAAGAATACGTTGGTTTAACCAATTATTCTTCGTACTTTTGCCATCACAAAGATAATTCTGTTCTTATAAAAACCATGATTGGAGATGTTAGTGATAGCATAAAAGGCATCAAAGGTTTAGGCGAGACAAAATTACTTTCTTTATTTCCAGATTTAAAACAACGTAAACTAAGTGTAGATGACGTAATCCAAGAAGCAAAAAGGTTACAAAGTGATAGAGTAACCAACAAACAGAAACCTCTTACAATCCTAGATAATATCATAAACAAGGTTACAGATGGTGTTCAAAAAGACAAGATTTATGAGATTAATGATAGGCTGGTAAACTTGTCAAGACCAATGTTAACTGAAAACGGTGTAATAGAATTAAAACATTTGATAGACGGAACCCTTGACTCATCGGGTAGAGACCTCAAAAATGTTTTTATCATGATGAAAAGAGATGGGTTAGACAAAGCATTAGGTGAGACTAGGTACGCTACCTTTTTAGAACCATTTAAAAAACTAATAGACAGAGAAAACAATTTTTAACATTTAAATTTAAATTATGACAAACACAAAAGTAAACACAGGAACATTTGACCAAAAGAAAGTTGAAGAACAACGTTTTGAATTCGTTCTTTACATAAACAATCATATTATCTGCCAAAGGTATTTTAACATTCGTGATTTTAACGAAAATAGTATTGGCTCGTGGGAGATGAAAGAATTGATGGATGCTATTTGCGGAATGAACAATGGTTATCATGGTAGCATGGGTATCATACCTAACTATTTGAAAAATAAATCGAAGGATTATCTTTGGAATAACTACAACCCTTATTTTGTTCAACCAGACCAAGAACCTAGAAACATTTTCGAAAAAATTGATGACTTTCAGTTTGAGATTAAGATAGATAAGAAAAGTGTTGCAAAATCAGTGTTTTCTGGTAATTATTTTCCCCCAAAAGTACGTTATGCTGTGGTTATAAAAGAAATTATACCAGTTATAATGTTTGAGATTAGAGATTCATTAAGCAAAAAAAAATATAACAAAGTGGTTGCCTAAGCGACTACTTTGTGATATTTATCCATAACAACGTTTTTAAAGATAAAAAAAAAAAAATGGCGAAAATAGATAGAGATAGTTTGG